CTGTACGCCGCATCGTAGGCAGCTGTCCCAGGTGCTAAACCTTGGTTTGCCAATGCTTGCTTAAATGATACGTCACCAGCCTGAATGGTCGGGTCAAGTCTTGCCAAAATAGCTTGTTGAGCATTGATGCCTGAATTAGTAGGCATTTGCGTTAAACCGCTTGTATCTATTTCTCTTTGCGCTAACCCATAAGTATCAGCAGCGGTTTTTGCTTGAGCTAATCCGTATTGATCGGCTAACGGTACAGCACCATACCCGCCAAAATCTTTTTTAATATCCGTTGAGGTTGGGACAAAGGGTTTAGATAGCGTGTCGTAAGCATTAGCAATGCCGACTTCGCCAAGGTTTGCCAAAGCGGTTTGGACACGTTGCTGCGATTCTAGCGTCTGCTGCGCTTGTGGGGTCAGCGTTTGGGTAACAGTTGGCTGACCGCCGCCCGTCATAAAACCTTCACGGGTTGGCGCAGCACCTCGTTTTGCTTGTGCGGCATCGTAGCCTGCTTGGTCAAAATATGTATAACCTGTGCCAGCATCACCAGAACCACCGCCTGTCTGATAATACTGATTACGGTCTACATTGCCAGCGTTGTATTTAGCCAACGCCGCATCATAAGAGGCTTGGTCAAAAGTTGGGTTTGAATAAGTGACAGTCTGATTGCCAAACGGCGTATACATATTGGGGTTCGACATAACATTGGATTGCCGAGCCGCAGTAAGGTTATCAATCCCTTGCTGTTTGGCTGCGCCGACATAATCTGGCACTGGTGGCGTACTAACTGACTTACCCATAACGAACCCCTAAAAATCGACAATTTTCTTTTGTCATTGTCAAAAATATAATGTCACCGTCTTGCGAACCGTCAACGATTCGAGCTTCCTCGGTAAAACCCATATTTGTTACTAATTTTATACTTTTAACGTGGTTAGATACCACTGGAACAATAATTTTCTTAACATTACAAACATTAAACGGATAGTCAAAAATCGCTTTTAAATACGCTTTTGTCAGTCTTGCTTCAATTGCAATGTGACAAAAAATTGATGCCCGATTCCAATTTTCGTAAATTACGCCTGCTACTATCACGCCATTTTTCTCAAGCCCAATGGCGCTACTTGTTTCTGAGTAAAACTCACCTGCAATTCGATCCGCAACCCAAGCACCAACTTCAGCGCCTTGGACTATATGCCAGCCCAACCTTGTTGGTACACAATGTCCGTTGATGCCCATAGAATTGTCGTTCCTTGACTTGCAGTCTTAAACTGTGTGCCAGCGCAATATCCAATGCCAGTCACGCCCTGCCAATTGTTTGTAATAACCGTGTCCGTAGCCCAATACGCCACATCCCACAACGCTGTGTCCCACTTGGCATTGACTTGGGGGCTAAAACTTAGCGCCGCCGTTGTGTCTGCTAAATCAAAATCCATGTTCAGCCCGACAAATATCGACGGTGTACCGTTTGTAAAAATTGACGGTCTGGCACGGGTGAAATACTTTTTGTACCCACGGGCATCAAAATAATTAAACGCTTGCAACGCATAGCCGTTTATGTCGCTTGTATCATCGGCGTAATTATCATCCCACGCATGGGCAACAAATCCATTGCCACCCCAATACGGTTCATTGTTAAAAATCACCCAACAGTTAGCGTATTGACCAGTAAAGTTGCACCACGCTTTTGTAATGTTATTCATTACATATTGCTGTTGTTGCCCTTCCGCAACAGGCACATTGACCGTCAAAGCGTTGTGTTGGGGGTCAAAGCTAATATCCCACCCGAAATTACCGCCATATTGTTGCGTTGCGGCAGTAAATGCGCCCTGAATCTTGTCCGATAACGCAACCCGTGGGTCAAGCCTAGATGATTGAAGGCTTGCGGCAAGCGGATAAAGACCGTTATAAGTCAAAACAAGTATGTCACCGCCGTATTTCAACAGGCATCGCTTGCCAACGGGCTTACCAAGCCTCCAAACGCCCACTAGCGCCCATTTCTCAGAATTTGATGGATCAGTACCTGCGTAGACAATAACCTCGCCATTGGACGTTATAAACACTAGGTTATCGTCCACACCGTAGCCTGCGTCTAGCGTCCATGTCCCAACCGACACAAGATAACCGCCAAGCTGGGCAACCGAACTAAGATCAATATAATTCGCTGCGCCTGCAACGCTTAATGTACCTAGATACCACGCTTTTAATGTCGAGGCTTGCGTAAACCATACTTGGTTTTTAAATGTGGTGATATTGCTTAATGTGCTTGCAGTCACGCCCGTAATCGTTGGGTTTGTCCAAACCGATCCGTTGTACAGTAATGGCGCATCCACGCCATTGACTGCCATAATGTAGCCACCAGCGGGAGTTGTGACGTTGACGTATTCCCATTGAGCGTTGGTCAAGCCTGTTTTTACAGCTGCGCCTACCGCACCGCCCGCCGTACAGTCATAAATTGACGTTCCCGCAATGGCAAACAATTCGTCAGTTGCACCGCTTGAGTACGACATAAGCGTTTGAACTTGACCTGTAATACCCGTTGAGTATTTTGTATAGCCACCACGCAACACTACATTGTTGACCGTGGGAAACAAATTGGTTAATTGAACCGCATCAAGCACATCCATGTTTGCAATGGAGTCCCGCACGTTCCAACCGCCAATGGGGGCGGGAAGTGACTGAACCCGAGCCGCTTGGCCTTGAATCAATCGGCTTGCCATTAGTTTGTCCCGTAGCCAGTATCAGGGATGTTGTCGTATCCAATCAAGACTGTGCCTGGGCGTGGTGCAAACGACAAGTTAGCCGCCGACATATCCTGCGCCCGAACAATCTCAAATTCTTCAATATAGTTGCGATACATCGCCGTGGTATCAAAGCCTTTAGCCTCAAAATACTTCAGCTTTGTAGCCAATACCATTAGTCGATCAGGGTAAATGCAAGTATCCGTGTCAGCAGTAAAAGAATTCTTTACTACATTTGTAGAAGATAATGCCCAACCTTTTGATCTGTATTCGTAGCCCAAAAGCTCATTCGTGGAAACGCCAGGCCAAATCTGAAAGTATTTGCCTAACAAGCGCCAGCGAATCCGTGGGCCTGTAGCGATAAAGCCTGAGAGCAACCATTCCCATTGCTGTGGGCTTTCTGGCCCTAGCATCTCCCAATGCTTTGACTTATCCCAATGGGTGCGAGGAACTGTGGATTCGTAATCTGAGGGCAAGTCATACTTCACTTTTTCAAAAGTAATTGAAGTGCCTGTATACGTCCCTGTAGAGGGCAAATTAACCGTAACTTGTGTGGCTGAATCAACCGACTCAATGTAGGCAGCATTTGAAATGCCGTTGCCTACAACCTGATAAGTTGTATCAAGCCCAGCAGTCGATGGAATATTGGTAATCGTGTATGTGTTTTCGGTTACATCACCCGTTGTTTGGGTAAAAACCGTGGTAAATGTGTGCTGCTTTGTTAATTCCCGCCAATCGTGCTTCCGCAAGAACTCATAGCCAGCAGCGTTCATCAACGCCAAGATTTGAATTACATCTTGGTTTGTATTCGATGCCACAGTAGTTGGCGTGGATACACCCAATTCATTGGTAACTTGGGTGACTAGCTGTAGCATCGTTGATGACATTTATTCCTCTTTTTTTGGCCTCCCAACCTTTTTGTCTGCCAACTGAGCCATCAAAGCCGCCATTTGCTCCTTCATTTGAGCAAGCTCTTGCTTAGTGTTTTCAATCTCAGTCTGACTAGAAGATTGGTTTTTAACTGCTAAATAACGCCTTGCTAACTCTCGCAAGCCCGTTGCACCCATGCCAACTCTTTGCAATTGGCTATCGGTAGCTGTAGCAACTTGCTCAACGGTCTGAAACTTAAAGATTTGCAATTCTGCCATCTGCATATCGTTAAAGTTATCAGGATCGTCTTGTACCCATTGTTTCAAAGGCACACCAATAACTTCTGCGTTATTGTTTTGCATCTGAAAGTGTAACCATTGGCGAGGAAAACGCTTTTTATGATCTTCCCGAACGGGTTGTTCAACAATGTTCGTCTTATCGCCAGGTACTATAATTCTAACAAATGGCTTTTCTTTATACGGTTCTTTGTCGTAAACGTAAAATTCAACGTGCAAATGGTTGTCTGCGCTGTGAATATCGCTGTCTAAGCCCAATTTATGCCCCTGTGATTGAAACCCATGTGGTTGCGGAAGTCGCTGCTAACAAGATTGTTTTTGCTGTAGCAACAGTTACGCTTGCCGCAGCTGCGTTAATCGTGCTGCTCGTATTATAAGGATAAACGGTAATAGTTTGACCCGAATCATTACGAATAATAACTTGTGCGCCCATTTCAGTCGGTGGCAATTTAACGCCAGTCGAGGCAGCTGAAGTGGTCAACGTGTTAAGTGACACGTTTAATTGCAAAGCGTCAGCTGCTGTTGTGCCAGTTGCGACTAGGCCAACAGCGCCATCACCACAAATAGTTTGAGCAGATAGTGGCGAGTTGCCTGCGCCCATAATTCTTGAGGGAAATGACATAAAAATCCTTTTAAGTTAATTACTCATCGCTTTTGCCATTTCGTGCAAAAGCCCATCGCCACACACTTCAATCGTAACATCATCAAAGCCTGCTACGACATTCTGAAAATCTGTCACCTGTTGTGCCATCCACGGCGCACATTTGTATTTTACATCGTTAATCATAGCGTCAATCACTCGTTCTGCGTCATTACTTTCTTGCTTGTAAGCATGGTGTTCGCCATTTCTATAGCTTGAATCCATACCAAACATGAAAATACGCTCAAAACCTCGCAATTTAGCCAATATCAACGACAAAATGCCAACAGTTGTAAAGCCGCCCATCAAATGAACTGGACGAGCCTTTTCATGCTCAAGCAATTCATAAACGCCAGGCGTAT